GATGTAAGGGGGGTAGAACGAAGCGTACATAATGATGCCTCCGCTCAATACCCCTTAAATCGCTGATTGTCGGGACGTTCGTGGAGACGACAGACAAGTGCGCCTGCAAAACGAAGCGTTACATTTAGGTTACATTGGTGTTACATTGACGGGCTTCGGATGGCATTAGAAGGCGGTATGTGTTACATCCGAACACTGAAGGGCTGAGATAGCCCCATAGAACGCCCACAGAGGGCGCAAACGCTTGAAATAGGCGGTTATAGAGGATAAGTCCTGCTATAACCGCCTATGTTGATTATGAGCTATTCTAGCTCTCCTTTCAGCAATCTTATGTCTTTCACTATTCCTCTAACAAATGCACTTAGGTGGTCACTTAGGTAGTCCACTTAGGTAGTCAATACCGATAAATTTAGGTGGTCACTTAGGTGGTCAAACCGTGTAAATTTACACGTTCAGTCTGCTATGGCGTTGCAGTTAGAAGAGTTATAAAATGCTCTTTTTGTTGTGAGTTGGTGGGGGTATTACTATACGACACCAAGTGCAAACTCTTTATATTCAAGCGAATACAGGCTATCTACAGGTTGAGATCCATGTATTTTGACAGCATCTTATGGAGCATCTCGATTTGCTTATCCTTCTCAGCCATCTGTCTATCCTTTTCCCCCAGCTGTTCTCTGAGGGTCTCTAGAAGGGTGGTTACGCTCGTATTTCCCTCGGAGAAGGATCCACAGTTATCTAGGCAGGAATGAGTATAGGTCACCTTAGCTCCATCTTTAGCCATGACATTGGCTTTACCGCCAATGATGGAGGCTTGTGCTCTAGCAACATCCTCCTCTCCCGTAAGTAGCCAGTGTGCAGATATATCGGGGTAGGTACGGACTATGACGGACAAAATTTCTCCTCCAAATTCACTATAAGCAGATTTTCCTCGGAAGGATGACTCTGAAACCCCCGTTTCAGAAAAAAAAGATGACAATCTTATCCCTTTATCATCTAGATACTTACGAACCCTACCCTTGATTGGTGCGATAAATTTATTCGTTTCCTCTTGCATCCGTAGAAATTTATGCGTTACTTTGCAGTGTTGTTAAGACTTAACAACGTGTAAAGATAGACAGAAACCGATTAGAGACAATAATCACATGGCAACAACTATGCAACGACACATTGAAGTGGGTGCCGATGTCCGCAAGCGCATCATGCAGGAGCTGGACATCTCTGAGGGTGGGCTATCACTCGCCCTCAACTACAAGCGAGACGGAGAGGATGCAAAGAGGGCACGTGCTCTGGCTCTCGAGCTAGGCGGTGAGGTCTACTGCACCATACCAGAGTGCGAGACGATACACGACGCTGACGGGCAGATGATCCAGGTCTTCAGCAATGGCGCACGGCTCATCATTGACAAGGGTAACAGCGAAGGACGCATTGAGCATAATGGACGAGTAGTCAGCCTCTGCTACCACGTAACCATCAATATGCTTGATGGACTCCAGGCACTAGCCTCCAATCTCTAAGACTATGCTCCAGCACTACGGAAAATCCATGGTGATAGACCTTGCCGACCTTATTGAGGATCGACGAACTTCCGATAACCAGTCCGAGTGCTTAGCTCCCGTCATTGTCTATGCAAACTACCAAGCAATGGTTCGCAGAGGCAAAATTAAGGTTGTGCGTCAGGGTAAAGGCAAAGGCAACTCAGCGCTCATCGACTACGACAGCTTGCCCCGAGACCTCCGAGATAAGGTAGATCAGCGAATTGGGAGCGATGCCGTCCATGTAGCGGTACTCCGCAAGTGGTTCAGCGACCACTACCAGCGGGATCGCCAAGCTCAGGAGTACTATCCCAAGCGCCTGCGGGAGCTTAACCTCACCCTCTCTCTTGAGCGCATAGCCCAGCTGACAGAGGAATACATCGTGAATGCGTCGGTACTACAGAGCGTACGGAGCTTGCAAGCGGACATACGCCTCTTGAAGCGAGTGATGGGAGGTAGTAAGAAGGTGCGCTGGGAACAACTGGCGAGTGCTATTAGCTACTATCGCCAAGAAGTCGGGCATACACTCCCTCAGAGTGCCCCCCGATTCAGGAAGGCACTGCGAGAGTTTGAGCAGAAGGGCTACGAAAGTCTCATAAGTAAGAAGTTCGGCAACCAACAGACTCGCAAGGTCGATCACGACACGCTCCGCCTCCTCCTTGCCATCGACAACGATGACACCCGACCATACAATAGCACGGTGGCAGACCGCTACAATGACTTCGTCGAAGGCTTGGTAGCTATCTACAATCCCGAGACGGGTGAGCTGTACGACAATCGCCAGTACAAACCCCTCTCCGCCTCTACGGTTGCCTTCTACCTCAACACCCCCGAGGCAAAGGCACTCCGAGGTAAGGTGCACGATGACTATCAGACGTGGCGAGGTAAGCACCAGCCCTATGTGATGCGCAATCGCCCCACGATGTCCCTCTCAAAGATCTCCCTGGACGACCGAGACCTCAAGATCAAGGTCAACTGGAGAGAGCAGGGTATCAGCGAGACCGTCAGCCTGAAGATCTACGTGGCTTACGACTTGGCAAGCCAAGCAATCATCGGGTATGCCTTCTCGGGGAAGAAGCGCCACGACATCTTCATCGGCTGTCTGCGCTCAACCTTCCGCACGCTCCTCTCCCTGGGGCTACCTTGCCCACATGAGGCGGAGGTGGAACAGCATCTGGTGTCGGACTTCCGCACCTCACTGATGGCGGACGGGGCGCTGTTCCCTAAGGCGCTCTTCTTGGCACCAGGGAACTCGCAGGCAAAGGGCGCTGAGCACTTCAACAGGCTCTTCAAGTACACAATAGAGAAGGAGTACATCCCCAACACTGGTCGCCACTACGCACGCTTGGAGGCTAATCAGACCAGCGAGGAGAAAAGCTTCGATGAGCATAACGACCGCTTCAAGGTCAAGGCTTGGGCGTATGAGGATGCCGTCGCCTACTATGAGGAACTCATCTATAAGTACAACCACTCGCCACATAGCAACGAAGCGTATTGGGGCGGGCGCACCCGCTGGGAAGTCCTCCAGGAGTCAGTCAATCCCGAACTAGCAAGCATCGATGAGCATCGCTTAGCCGTCTTGCTCGGAGAGCATCGGGCAACCTCGGTACGTCGAGGGGCTATCAAGGCGAACTACCGCTCCTTCGCACTGTCGCCACAAGCTATCGGGAAGCTGAAAGACCGCAACGGCAAGGTAGATGCTTACTGGTGGGAGCAGGAGGAAGGACAGATGGATGCGGTCTACATCTACGAAGGTGGACGCTACATCGAGACAGCTGTCGAGGTCGAACGCTTCAATGAGGCGACGATCGAACAGACAGCGGAGGATCGCAAGAGGCTCCACGGACAGCTACAGCGTGTAAAGTCCTTCGACAACTACATCACGGAGCGCCTGCCGAGCAAGGCTCGCCTGCTGAAGGAAGAGACACACCGAATGCTTACCGACCTCGAGCCTCAGGAGGTGGTCACGCTACGCCGAGGCGAGGATGGTGAGCTCCACGACGAAAACGAAACAGAGGACTGGCTGGTGACCTCCCCCGAGGTCGACGACATCCGAGCAAGAGCGCTAGCAGACCTGTAAGAATAGTAATCGAACACTAATTAAATCAGATTAGAAATGGAGTACAACGGAAAAGACTACTGGACTCGAGAGGAGCTTATCGAGACGTTCGATGGAGGAGGGTTCAATGAACTGGACAAGGAAGGTGCCTTTGGTATCGCCCTATGCATCCCCGAGATCTACGATGGAATAGTCTACGACTTTGAGAGATTCAGCTCAAAAGTTAAGTCGGCACTGACGATGCAATCCTTCTGTCCCGACTAGCCATGAAGATGACGGTGGTATTTGAGCCCTGCTATATGTGGGATGATCTCAAGAGGGTCTTTGGCGAAGAACGAGCCAAACGACTACGAAAGAGAGGCTCCTTTGGTAAGGCTTATAAGAGTGACAGCGGGGAGATCTACTTCGAAGAAAAGCACTTCACCCGCTGGGCAAAGAAACTAATCAAGGAATTATGGAACTAACGAAAGAACTCAAGGGGCGCACACTCGAGGCAATACTCGCCGACCGTGCTAACTACCCCAGCGATAGCAAGCATGCTACTGCCCTCGGCATCTCCCCCAGTGTGTACAATGCTCTAAAGAAGGGAAAGCTCGAAAAACAGCTGAGTGAGACTGCTTGGCTGAGCATCGCCAGACGACTCAACGTGCCCCTGCGTGGCGAAATCGAGTGGAAGGTCGCCCCCACAGCTACCTATGATTATGTGACGGGACAGCTGGAAGCGTGTCAGGAGCGAAGCCTCTCTGCCCTCCTCTGTGACCTGCCGAACATCGGTAAGACCTTCTCGGCTCGGCAATACGCTCGGACGCATAAGAATGTCGTCTACGTGGACTGCTCTCAGGTCAAGACAAAGGTGCGTCTGGTACGACAGATTGCCCTTGGCTTTGGGTTGGAAGCCAAGGGGAGGTATGAGGAGATCTACGCTAACCTCATCTACTACGTCAAGAGCCTCCACCAGCCCCTGATCATCCTTGACGAGGCGGGAGACCTGCAGTATGAAGCCTTCCTCGAGCTTAAAGCCTTGTGGAATGCCTTGGAGAACGCTTGCGGATGGTATATGATGGGCGCAGATGGCTTGCGAGCAAAGATTGAGCGAAGCATTGATTGCAGAAAGGTCGGCTATACCGAGCTCTTCTCCCGCTTCGGCGATGCTTACCGCCAGGTGACTCCGCTCGATGGGGAGGAGCGCAAGAACTTCCTCCTGCGCCAGGTGGTCGAGGTGGCAAAGCTCAACGTCCCCGAGGGAGTGGATGCTGTTAGTCTTGCCCGAAAGTCGGGGAGCCTTCGTAGAGCTTACACCGAGATCGAGAAACTGAAACTACAAGCTGGGGCATAGCGATGGAAAGAGCCTACTCACCCTCCGAGATACTCCGCAAGAAGATCCCCAGCATCCCCTTCGAGGGGGTGTGGCGGGATGCCTTCGGGGAGCCAGGACGTACAGGTGTCTGGCTTATCTGGGGAGAGAGCGCCAATGGGAAGAGCTCCTTTGCGATGCAACTGGCAAGAGAGCTGACTAAGCACGGTAAGGTAGCCTACAACTCGTTGGAAGAGTCCCTCTCCCTCTCCTTCCAAAACAATATGCGCCGATGCCGAATGGAGGAGGCTCGGGGGCGCTTCTTGATCCTCGATAGAGAGCCGATAGAAGCCCTCACCGAGCGCCTCAAGCGCCAACGCTCCCCAGACTTCATAATCATCGACTCCTTGCAGTACACAGGGATGAACTATAAGGAGTACAAGAAGCTCAAGGAGCAATTCCCTAACAAGCTCTTCATCTTCGTATCGCACGCCGATGGGGAGAAACCAAAAGGATCGACTGCTGTCAGCGTCCAATATGATGCCGACATGAAGATCCTAGTACAGGGATACCGAGCAATATGCAAGGGACGCTTCATGCCCGAATCAGGTAAGCACTACAGCATCTGGGCATCAGCAGAGGCTAAGTACTGGGGGCTTGAAACAAATGAAAATGAATCTCAATATTAACGTGAATTAAAAGGAACCGATGGACTACTTAATCGGAGCTACTCTCGGGGCAATGCTTCTACTGCTCTTTGCCGGCATCTCTACTCATAAGGATGAAGAAAAATCACATGCACAGAGTGATGAGGACGAATCAGATTGTCAAAGCCTTCGAGAGGAGAATGCTCGACTGAAGAAGGAACTGAGTGAGCTCGAGGAATCTCATTCTTTTACGATAGCACTGTTTGAAAGAGCCTTGATAACTAATGCAAATAAAAGCAACGAAATCAAAGTGCTACTACAACAGAAAGAGGAACTCCAAAAGGCGCTCCTGGAGCAAGTCAATAATCAGACGGGAGAAAGCGATGGCAAAGCGTGATTCTTACGCCGTCTTCTTCGCCCTGCTCAAGAGGATGCCAGGGGCGACTAAAGAAGATCTGGTCGATCAGTGGACAGGCGGTCGCACATCCTCTCTGAAGGAGATGACCGACCGAGAATACAATCAGATGATCTCGGCGCTTCGCTCCCAGGTGGATAACCTCGAGGAGAAGAAGAAGGCTCGCTCAGCAGTACTGAGGCAATTTCAACTATATGGGATTGACACGACTGACTGGGATGCCGTAGACCGCTTCTGTGCCAGCCCTCGCATCGCAGGGAAAGCATTCCGCCACCTCACCATAGCAGAGCTGAAGACACTCCGAGTGAAGATGCTTTCAATCCGAAATAAGGCAGAAAGGGTCGACGAAGCTAAGCGTCGTCTGGAGATCGCCGAGGCTCATACCAAAGGTCAGATGCCAAGTTAAGACAACTCACTCAATAACTAACTAAATAAACAGAAGTATGGAAGACGTACGAACCGTCCAAATGACGGATGCCGAATGGCAAGAATACCAATCTCTCAAGAGAGAGCAGGAAGAACGGGATAAAGCCCAGAAACGCAAGGCGGATAGGGAGGCTTACCGACGGCTAAGTGAAGAGGCAGTATCTGAAGTTTTCGTCGAGATCAAGCGACTTAATGAACAGATGCAAGCGACGAAGAAGATGGTTATGGAGCGCTTCTTGGCTATACTCAAGATGCGCGATGAAGCCTTCGACACCGACTCCAAGCAGAGCCAGTACTCCTTTGTCGACGAGGGGGTCACTCAGCGTATCATCATCGGTAGATACAAGAAGTATATGCACGACACTACGGCGGAGGCTGGTATCGAGATGGTGAAGGCATACCTAGAGACATTGGGTACAGATAGCGAGACTCAGAAGCTCGTCCGCATCATCCTTGACTTACTGAGCGAGAACGCCCAGGGCGAGCTTGAACCAGACAAGATCCTTCAGCTCGATCGCTATGCCGAGGAGTTCGGCTCAGAGGAGTTCGCCGAGGGGGTTAAGATCATCAAGGAGTCACTCATCTTCGACTGGACAAAGTATTTCTTCCGTGCGGAGGAAAAGAATGCAGATGGTGCATGGAAGAGCATACCACTGTCAATGATTAACGTCAACTAAGGGGTATATGCTAGAAAGACATCATCTGAGGCTCTCGGCGGATGATCTGTGGAAGAGCTGGGATCCATCACGAAAGAGTGGTCATAAAGGGGACATCCTCCATGCTTATACCGGTATTGGGTCTGTCTATCTCGAAGAGCATAAGCCTGAGGGTCTCTGGATCATAAAACCCTGCTGGGAGCTTCCTCGGTATGTCGCAAGGACAGAGCAACGAGCAATCCACCTTGCGGTATTGTCTTTCCTTCGGGCGCTACGATTTGCAGTCAAGGATTTCGTCTATCTCGCTAAAGTGAAAGTGGATGATGAAGATGCCAACGAGGAAATGTGTGACATCCTCGACCTACTATCCCCCAACGAAGAAGAAACAGAAGAATACAGCTATGAATAAATGGTATTTATGCAAAGTGTCCTATGAGCGTCAAGCTGACGAGATGGGCATGAAGAAGGTAACGGAGAGTTACCTGGTGGATGCTTTGAGCTTCACCGAAGCTGAGGAGCGTGTTATCAAGGAGATTACCCCCTTTGTCTCTGTCGGAGAGCTGGAGGTGGTGAATATCCGCCCGATGCGTCTAGCCGAGCTCCTCCTCGACGAGGAGTCAGGTAAGTACTATCGTGCGAAGGTGGATTTGACCACCATCGACAGTGCTGGGCAGGAGCGTAAGGTTGGTACGGCGATGGTCGTACAGGCAGACTCGCTCCTCGAGGGCACTAAGTCGCTCTTGGCGCATCTGGATAGTGGGGTGTCAGCCTACGAGCTGGTAAGCATCGGCGAGCTCGATATCCTCGATGTGTATCAATATGTAGCCCCGCCCGCCGAATGATCATAGCAGTAGACTTTGATGGTACGCTGTGTGAGAACAGATACCCAGAGATAGGCTACCCCATGCCTCGTGCAATCGACAGCATGCGACGCTTGCACGAGGATGGTCACTATCTCATCCTCTGGACATGCCGAACAGGAGAGCGTCTAAAAGATGCTATCAACTGGTTGCTCGAGCGTGGTATCCCAATCGATCGTGTGAACGACCATTGCCCCGAAAACCTTGCTAAGTACGGGGAGGGCGGGATGAAGGTCTATGCCGACCGATATATCGACGACAAGGCAGGCTTCACGTCTTGGTTTGAAGAGATGGAGAAGCTGGGCTACAAGGACTAAGCAGGTCAGGGGATAGGAGAATTTTCCTCCTATCCCCTGACCTTTTTGTATCTTTGCATATATGAGTAAAAAGGGACGAAATATTGACCTCATCAAGAAGCGTGATGATAAGCTTTACGAGCGGTTCTTGTACCACTACGACGTGTGCAAGATTCGCTTGGATGAGGTGCTTCGTATCTTGAGCGAAGAGGAGTTCTTCCTGTCAGAGCAACGCATCTGGACGATCATTAAGGGGTACCAGGGAGTGCCTCGTGCAGAGCTTATGGATCGCATCAAGAAGCCCAAGGTTCGAGCAGTCAGAGGCGTGCCTACTTCACTGAAAGTCGTATCTGAGTACTCCTATAGCTTGTTCCCCGCCTCATCTGCTCGGTAACGGTGCAGGTGTAGATACTTTCGTAGACCTTTATCCCGTGGTTAAAGGTGAAGAAGGTAGACTGAGTACGCATCAATCCGCCATCGTCGAGAGGACGATATCCCTCGAGCAAGCTGTGAAGTTTGTGCCTTAGCTCCTCCCGCTCCTTAATACTAAATTCCGTACCAGAGCCTGAGTGCGTGTCATCGTAGCAGTCGATGATCAGTCGCACTCGCAATGTTGCTTCTCCCTTCTGGCTATCGCCCTCCAGATGTGACCAGTCTACACGGCTAGGTTCGATGAGAACGGCTGGATAGGTGATCGGATACATCTGTCGCCCGTCGTCGTCAAGGTTCTCTAGTTGTCCATAATCTTCGTCTACCAGGATGAGTTCAGGCATCTCCCTGGCTATATGGGCTACCATGTTAGAGAGTAGATATTCCATCTTTTATTCGCTGTATGCTGTCGTTTACTTCCTTGCTTACCTTCTGCATAAGTTCTCGGCTCTCTCCGATGAACTGACGTTTCGGCATCTTAGCTCGGATCTTAATCTTCGTCTTCTTAGTGAGGGCAAGCGCCATCCATTTCTTCGCCTCTTCAGGGATAGCCTCCTTAGATCCCCCCGCCCTCTTGCCTTTCCTGCCCGTCGACTTGCCACGCTTACGCCCACTAAGCTTGTAGACCATCGCCCAGGCGTACTTTCGCATCTTGGGGGTGATAGTGGGGTTGGAGACAATTGTACCGCCCTCGTTATGGATTACGGCGTAGGGTACAGGGTTCTCGATGCTCACCTCCCCTCGACCGATATGCGCCTGGGTGCTACTCATCAAGTGATTGCGAGCGGAGGTAAGGGTCTTATAGCGGGCAGATGCCCCCATCCCACCCCTTAGCTCTCTCTGAGACTTCTTCCAGGGGCGTAGTCCGCCGTCGTGGAATCCCGAGTCACGGAAGTTCTGCTTGAAGTGCTGGACGGCGATTATACCGACCTTTCGGGGGAGTCGGTCGTTCACTTCTCGCTCGACTTGCTCCTTAAGCTTCGTGACCAGTTGCACGAGCTTTTTGGGATCGTCGCTTGTCATATCAAAATATAGTCTTATCTTTGTGGTGCGAGGTACTCCGAAAGGGGACGTCGCTCCGCCTCGCTCATTTTACCCTTTGGGTCAAATGGGCGAGGCCTTTTTTATACCTCGTAGTGGAGTACCTTACGCTCACCCCGAATGACAACCAGGAGCTTTCGGATTTGCTTTGCATCATCCCCATGATCTTTGTCATCAGTAGACATGATGCGGTTGTAACTACGAATGGAGGCTTTGACCCGTGCATCACTGAACATCGCAGGGTCATGGAAGTACAAGCAGAGAGTATCAGATCGTTCTACGTCACTTCGGAGATTATACCTCTCGAGCTGTTTACTCTTTGACGTTAGGGCGTTGACGTAGTTGTCTTTACCTATGGTGATACTGCGAATATCCATAGATACTCCATCGACAGAGATGTCTAAAGCGGAGAAGGTATCCCCATTCTTGTCGCGCTTGCTCTCATCGAGGAAAATCACCTTATGTCCAGCATGGAAGAGCGTATCGGCGCATTCTTCTTCGAGGTCATGGGAAGTTAGCTTCTCCTCTCCGAAGTACCTTTCCTTCGTACTATTGCGCTTATGCCCGATGTGAGAAGCCTTGATCCCCCCCGTTTCTGGATCGAACTCAACATCCCTATACTCCTTATCCTTCGTCAGCTGGAGGTACTCCTCATAGCGCTCGGGGAACTTTGCCTTTGCCACCTCCCAGTCGATATAGGGGCAGTGGTAGCAGTCCTTCGTCTGTCGAGCGTGGAAGGTTCTCTCGAGGAATCCTTTCAGTCCCTTCTTCTTCCCCTTGTTGAAGGGGCAGGCACTGCAGTTGGAGGGGAAGTAAGGGTGCCTATCACTGAAGGTATGCCCATGTCTGGGGTTCTCCTCCAGCCCCTGCTGAGCCTTGGGCATATTGGGCGACTTCTCCCACCCCGTAGAAGGATCATCTGTAGCCTCGAGTGAGCATTTACAATTCCATCGATTGGCGGGGTGGTTGTCCTTCCAGAAGGGATCATCCATAGGGAGCGTCAGCCCTGATGCCCAGAAGGTCTCATGTACTGCCTCTGGGGAGGGTGAGGTGGTCGGCATCCAGCGCAGGTTTGGGAAAATGTCTCGATTGCGCTCAAACTCCTGCCAGTCGGATGCTTGGTGAGCTCTGAGGATAGCGGTATCATACTCCGTTCGTAGCCAAGAGCCGACCTGATGGCTTGCAATGGGCGCAATACTTTTCTTCCAATCCTGAAAGGATCGGAGCTTGCCCTCCTCATCAAAAAGTCGCTTCTGCATTTGACTACCCATCGAATGGCATTTGAAGGCAGAAAAAACCTCGTTCGAGTGGCGAAGCTCTCTGAGGAATGCCTGCTCATGCGTCTCGTGCCCACTGTCGATGAGTCCCTCGACGCTTGCCTCATTGATGATGCGCAAAACCTCTCGCCATGCCTGTGGCTCTATCTCCGTCGATACGTCAAACCCATCATATACCTTGCGCAGGTACTCCTCAAGGATCTGTGGGCTAAACTTGACCGTGCTATCGTTGTGGATAGAGCCCGAACAGCAGGGGCAGGAACGCTCTCCGTAGTAGAGGCTGTCTATCAGAAGTCGCTGTCCGCCCCTCCTGGGAGAGGGGCTAGGGAGAAAAAACGGCTGAGCAGGTTGCGTAAGCCCTTCTTGCCCTGAGGCGGAGTATTGCCTTTGGTCTTCTCTTCCTCCGAGAGATTGTTGTCATCGGTGTTGCCCTCTTCGGTAGAGGGAGCGTCACCGCCGAGTAGTTGAGATTGCAGGGCTTCCTTGTTCGCCTTCTTCTCAGCAAGAAGCTCATCGTAGTTCTCGGGCTTGGGGATACCTGAGAACTCATAGAGGTAGTCATCGGATATGGGTAGCCCGATGGAGTTCAGCTTGAGGACAATGTCCACCTGCTGGGTGGGATGCGTCTTGTCCTTCTTGGCGTAGACGAACTCTCCGCCCTCGGTGTTGAAGCCGAGGTTAGAAAAGATAGGACGCATGTGGTAGTTGAGGACATCGAGGATGGTGTCTCGGTCATCCTCATTCATCTCGTCCTCGACCTCCTTGTGTACCTCGCCGAGCGCTTGTGTGCCTACCTTCTTAGCATCGGTCGTGAGCGTGTTGCCGAGCACACGGATTGAGATCTTGCTATCCCAGTAGTTGGTGAAGTTCTCGAATAGCTCACCTGTGGCGGATGCATTCTTTGGCTCGTGCAGGACAAGGGAGCTTTCCTTGGGGTGGATGTAGACCGCTGATGATCCTTGGCGACGGGCATCCTCAATGATCTTCCTTCGGGCTTCTTGGTCACCAGCATCATAGGTGTACTCACGGATCGGTATACCGAAGATGTTGCAGAATTTAGCCCAGTCACTGACGTTGCCTCTCTTGTAGAGAATGGCAATCATGATGTCCACAAGAGCTCCAAGGTCACGCTCTCCGCCGACAAAGAGCATATTATCGAACTCCTCAATAGGCGCACCCACCTGGTCGTCTTGGTACTGCAGGAGTTGACGTGTGATTGGATTGTAGTGCTTGCGATTGATTTGATCCGCACGGATATTGCCCTCCTCGTCAAGGTAAAACTGCATCAGGGAGAAGCCCCAGAACTGTGCCAGGGTGATCTCCTTACGTACTTCCTTGAACCACGGAGAGCGGAGCTGTGGGGTGATTACATCGTCGGGCTTCCCATCTCGATGGAACTCAATAGGGATGCGTGTTACCCCTCGAAGGCGCTTGCTTAAGACCCCCATGTAGTGAATGTCTAGCTCTGACGACTCGTAGAGGTCGTATAATCGGGATCGAGAAGGGAAGTCGATCTGCTTGGCTCGACGTAGGCTGTTCTGGAACTTCTGCAGGTCGAATAGGAATAGCTCAGGCATCTGCAGTACAACGTCAGGGACGTGGTACGAAGAGCCCGAGGAGGAGCGTAGGCTTCCTCCCTGTTGGATACGCTTTTGAGTTCGATTCTTTGCCATTAACGTAGGGTGGGTCTAAGGGTTTCAGCATCAATCTGCCAGGGGCTGTTCATCTTCTGCTCTTCACTGTCTAGTCGAGGAGCCCCGTGGATGGTGATCTCCCCTCGGGATACGCCTCTGAGCCATTCAATAGCTCGTTCATACCTATCCTTTCGGATGTCAGCAATCTTATAGGGGTTATGGATGCTGAAGATGTGATAGATGGTGATGTCGAGAGCGAACATCAAGATGAGATTGTGGCGCTCTTTCCCTACGGCGGAGAAGATGGCATCGCAATCATAGATCTTATCCAAGTAGGAGCTCATCTCGGAGATAGTGCGATCCTCGCAAATCTCAATTACCTGAGGATCGTAGTCAGGGTTGGGCTGACCTCCTGCTGAGGTCTCCCTTAGAAGGGAGGAGAGTATCTCTCGGTGGATGCTTGCGTTGTAGTCCTCAGGGGTGATAAAGTTTGCCATAATTAAATACGATAGGGGTTGCCTTTGCTGACCTCGTCATACCCAATAACCTCTGGAGGATCAAGCTCTGCACTCTTGCTCTTGATGAGGCTGACCCCACCCTCCACGGCATCTAGACCGTCGGCAGGGTATGGTAGGTGCATCTCGAACAGCGCACCTTGATTGATTAGCTCTACCATGTGGGGGTTATCTTGCTCGTCCTCGTTGAATATGAGTTGCCCGAGTCGGTCAAGGGGCTCTAGATTATTCTCAATGCGGACTGCTTTGTCGGTCTTCTTGCGCTCATCGGGTCGGATGTGAATCTCTTCGCCCCTGCGCTTGATCTCCTCTCGTATGAGTGGCTTGAAGACTTGTTCGTAGAAGGGATCCTGCAGTTTATTGTTCTCGATGTAGAAGTACACCTCCGTCTTGCCTCCGACCCATTTTTTCAGGTCGAAGTACCAGCCGATGAAGTTGGCGTTAGTCTCACGTGCGAGGTAGCCCTTAATGACGTAGTACTTATCCCCAAGCTTGCCTATTAGCCAGAGCGCCTTGAAGGATCCTTGCTTGGTCTTTCGGTCACTATAAGCGGGGTCACCATAAGCGATCAGATACTTAAATCGCTTGAGGGGTGGAATTTTACCAAAGGCAAGATTCTTGAAGACACTCCCTTCGGAGAGCGGGTTGTTGAAGTACTCCTTCTGTTGGGCTGAGCGAGGGATATTCTCCAGCGTTCGGTCGATCATCTCCTCGCTGTTTTTTGCTGGCCACGTCGACCGTCCTTGCTTGTCTCGTATGTTGACGATATCCCAGTGCTTGGCTTTTTCTCCTGCACGCTTGACACAGCAGTCCTTTGCGATGATGTTCCCACACCAGATGATTAGGGTTGGTTCACTGATGGATCGTGTTGGGTAGAGCGCCTCGTTGAACCAGTCCCACTTCTTCTTGAGGGTCTCGGGGTTACGGCAGTCTTCGTCGGTGTCGTAGTCGTCAGCGACGAGCACGTCGGGACGAATGGACTCATTACGACTTCCTCGAGGGGCTGACCCTGCCCCCAAAGCCAAGAATTTTGCGCCAGAGCGAATCGTGAAATCTCGCTCAGTCCACTGACCAAGGTTCACCTGGTTGCCATAGAGTTGCTTAAGGCGAGGGTTCGTCTCAAAGTTGACCTTGTATGGAGTGAGTAGTCGGATGGCACTATCCACGGTAGCGCTGGTAATGACAAAGAACCTCTTACGACCCGTGAGGGCTAGATACATCAGCACCATCATTACGATGGTTGACTTAGCGAGCTCTCTCGACCAGGAGAGTACCTCATACCATTCATCGTTTTCAATGATGCGCTTAATTGCCTTGATCTGGAAGGGTGCGAACTCATACTTGGCGTAGCCCGGGAAGAGGTACTTACACCACCGCACAGGGTCAGCTTCGAGCTCCTTGCGTAGCTTGTCAATCTGACCAGCCGTGAGATTATGGTCAATGAGGGCATCCCGTGCAAAGGACTTGTGGAACTCCTCCCACTGCCTGAGGGCTTGCTTTTCCTGCTGTGTCATCGCTTAGAGCTTGCTTGGTCTTTGATGAAGACATCCATGAGGCTGTTGAAGGCTTTGGCTTGCTCCACGTCGAGGGGGCGAAGCCAAGCAAGGAAGCGCATACAGACGCTGATGACTTCGCTGATGCCGAGGTCATCTTGTATCTTCTTGATGGAGGTGGCGAGCTTGAGCATCGCATCAGCTTCGGCGGGGGTGGCGTAGCGTGCCCCCTCCTCACGACTGGTGATGGTGCGGTTAATCTCGGCTATCTGTTGTTGCCACTGAGCGATGAGCTGAGTGGGTGTTACCGAGAGAGACGCTTTAAGCTCCGCCCAGCTGTCCTCCTTCGACCAGCGGATGATGGTCTGGCGTGAGACCCCCACCTTTACGGCAATCTCCTCCTGAGTGTAGTTGCCGTCGAGGTAGAGTGTGCGGGCGATACTCCGCTTATCAATCTTGCTGTCCGTCTTCTTCGCCATCCTTTCTGTCTCTGATTTGCTTGTAACGGTAGTTGTAGTCTACGCCAAAGAGAGCGCCCGAGAAGGTGGACATCTCACCAAAGGCGACTAGAATGGAGTTGTGAATCTCCCCGAGAGGCTTAACCATAAAGCCAGCAAAGAGGAGGAGGATGCCACAGATAACAAGCGCCGTTGCTACCCATAGCTGTACTGTTAGTTTATCTCGTTTTGTCATCTAATAGTGTGCGTTGATTTGCACCTCTGAGGAGGTGATCTTGATGCTCTCTACCACCTCGCCATCTAACTCTAGAGCCTCCCTGATGCGCACACGCCAGTAGAGCGGGTCGTTGTCCAGGAGCATGTCCGAAATGCCTACGCCTAGCGCAGGGTTCTCCTTGAGCTCTCCCTTGTGGGATTGGATGATGATTGCCTGATTCTGTGGGGTGATCTCCCCAAGCTGAAGCTCACCCGAGGAGATGAGAGGCTGGTAGTCGGAGTCGATAAGTATACCAATCATATAAATGCTAGCTGAGTCGGAATCCGAGGGTAATCTCTCGCTTGCCCCCTTGTGAGCTAAAGGAGGTCTTTACCGATCGGACGAAGTACGAGCCGTCCTGCTCGGGGTAATCCTCGTCGTGCAGTGTCACCGTGTCGCTGGGCTTGCACTCGGGGATGAGCCAGCCCGTGATCGTGCCGTCGTAGCCGTCGTAGGTGCGACGCAGGAGCTCGGACTCCCCTCGACGGCGCATAGAGGCTTCGTCGCTGGTCGGACATTTCACCTCGACCTTGTCGCCTCCCGTTGTGCCGACTTCCACCTGACGAACCTTACCATCGGGTAAGAGCGCCTTCACCACCACCTGTATCTTCTTATCCTCGGCTCGCTTGTAGCTGAGGTCGGCTTTTTCGATGTTGACCGCAAAATCATACAGCCTCTCTTTGCCGATAACTTCCCCAGGTGGGTGCACGTGGAGGGTCGTCCCATCAAGGTAGATGTCTGCACCGCTTTCCTCTTGCACCTTCTTCAGCACATCAAAGGCGGTAGCGTTATGGAAGGTGAACTTATCGTACGTCCACTCATAGCTACAGACCACCTTATACTCCGTCCCAATGGTCTTGCAAAGCTTTTCGAGGAGCTTTTGAAGGCTGATCTTCTTGAAGACCTCGTTGGTAACGGGCTTACGGAAAGCGTATAGGTCATCCTCGCAGTACAGGGTGATTGAGCCCTTGTCTGTCGAGATACGCTGGAGGTATCCTATAAACTCATCTACAAGCCCTGTCTCTTCGTAGCCAAGGGCGATGCTCACCTTATCACCTCGCTTCAGCTCTTGCTCGATGGAGAGTCTCTTGTTGTACTCGCTTGCAGGAAGCGTTATGGTGGCTGTGTCCGCCAGAAGCTCTACCGACCGATGGATATCCACCTTATCCAGCATCCCCAGGGTGTGCTCCCCAACCTTGACAGAGTAAATCATCGTGTACATACTACTTGAGTAGGAGTTTGTAGGTGTCGTCAGAGAGGCAAGAGAGGGAGTAGTTCTGGTTGCGTATCCCAGCGGTGTGTGGGATCTCCCAGCTTTCAATGACAAGCCTCGAGATGCCAAAGAGCTCTAAGAGGGGGGAGGTGGCGATAACCTCCCCCGCCTCGCAAAACTTGCGCAATCGGCGTACGTCATCCTCAGGGTAGCTGTCAGCTTTGCTCATCAGGATTCCCTCGATCTTGACCGAGTAATCATCCAGCGTCCAGCGCTCCTTGACGGATCCTCTCGCCTTGCTCTTGGCGACTTGCCTCTTCGTGATGATGTGCTTCCCCGTGATCGTGATCATGGGCTCATAGGGGAGTAGCCAATCCGTCTCTCCAGCCAGTGGCAAGCGCAGGGAGAGCGGGAGCACCATCGGTACTCCCAGCGAATTGTAGCGCACTACATCCGCTTGCTCTTCCTCGCTGAGTCGATCAAACTCATGCCGACTAGCCTCAGTTGCGTCTGCCCCAACGGCGTGTGCTCGAGGAGACACAAAGACGGGAGGGGGCACGACAAGGCGAGTGGCAATGGTGTGGATGATCTCTTGGCTTGCCATCGCTACTTGATGTCAGCATATTCGACCTTAGCGTCAAAGCAAGGGCAGTCTTTGATACGCTCCCAGGGATCAATCACCCCATTGCCATTGGTGTCGGGGGAAAAGTCACGATGCCCCTGGATGACTGCCTGAGGGTATCTCTTCTTGAGCGCCCCGAGGAGCGTCCTGAGACTCGCCTTCTGTTCGGCGGTACGGTTGTCTACGCTCTTAAGGACTCCCTCTTGGGAGATGACCCCACCGATGTAAGCGACGTTGATGCTCACGGAGTTGAAGCCCTTGACTCCATTGGATACCTGGTCTTCAGAGAGGAGTTGATGGATGATACCATCTGCCGAGATAACATAGTGGTAGCCTGGAGCCTTGAAGCCTCGGGATTTGAACACTGCAAGCAGGTCGGGAATCGTCGTCCTTTGACTCCCAGCAGTGCAGTGTACAGCGATGTACTTGATGTTTCTTGGATTGTTCATATTGATCTCATTTTACGTGCCTGATTCGGTGCAAAATTGAGGTATTCTATGGGGTATTTCAAATCGGATATTTATGATAGTAACGCTTTGTAATCATCATAATATCAAAGTGTTATTATGGTAAATATTCAGTTTGCAGGCGTGGAAATGACCCCATACTTTTGCCATAGAAATCGAGCGAGAACTGTATGAATCGACCTAGCAAATTCTTCAATTATGTGCCCAAGTCAGACGGAGGCGCAACCATCCTACTCTATGGGGATGTCGGTCCGTGGGGCGACATCGATAGTCAGCGAGTTGTAACTGAGCTTCTCGCCCTCGAGGGTGAGTACAAGGCTATCGATGTACGTATCAATTCGACGGGTGGGGATGTCTTTACAGGCATTGCCATCTTCAATGCCTTGCGTCAAAGTAAGGCTGATATCAAGATTTATGTAGATGGCATAGCAGCGAGTATCGCAGGGGTAATAGCCCTTTGTGGCAAGCCTCTCTACATGTCGCAGTATGCACGACTGATGCTTCATAAGGTCAGCGGGGGAGCCTATGGATCGGCAAAAGAGCTCCGAGAGACAGCAGACCTCATTGAGAACCTTGAGGGGAGTCTAGCTGAGATGGTTGCTCAGCGTGTTAAGCTCACCAAGGAGGAGGTACATAGTCGCTATTTCGCCGACGGAAAGGATCACTGGCTGACTGCCAAGGAGGCATTAGACCTTGGGATGATTGATGGCATCCATGATCTACCCGAGGAGACCGACTTGGATGAGTCAAGCAGTACCGACGATATCTATCAAGTGTTTAACAACCGCCTCGAGAAGACCGAGGCACAAGAACCCAGTACAATGGCATTACTAGATGAAATCAAACGTATCCCCAGCTTTGCCAATGCGACAGAGGCTGACATCGTCACTCGTCTGCAGAATCAGGCGCTGAAGCTGGAGGAGAAGGACAAGGCGATCACCAATCTCCAGGAGCGAGTAGCTGAGCTGGAAGCTAAGGAGCTGGAGGCGCTCCTTAATACGGCTGTCGCAGATGGGCGTATCACTCAGGAACAGAAGCCCACTTACCTGAATCTTCTCAAGAGCGACCGAGCGAACGCTGAAGCTCTGCTGGCTAGCCTCCCCAAGGCGGATGCTGGAGCGAAGCAGTTCCACTCTGCGAAGCAGTTTACCCAGCCCACTGGATCGGGGGCAAATAAGTTCCATGGGAAGACGTGGCGAGAGCTGGATAAGGAGAATCTCCTTGCAGAGTATAAGAAGTACGACCCTGAGGGGTTTGCAAGCCTCTACAAGGATGAGTTCGGCGTGGACTATCAGAACTAATAAATAAGAAGGAGAAAAATATGGCATTGAATAGAGAAGTTTGGCTGAGAGAGATTCAGGAAAACCTGTTTCCTGACAACTCGTTTGTGGCAAAGTCCATTGACGATTCAGCTTTTGTGGATAATCATCGAGTGCATGTCCCCAATGCAGGTGCACCTAGTGGCGTAAAGCGAAACCGATCGGTCTTCCCCGCCACTGTTGGGACAAGAGAAGACAAGGATCTGACCTATGACCTTGAGCCATTCTCGACCGATCCTATCCGCTTACAGAATATCCTCGACCTGGAGCTGTCGTATGACAAGCGAAAGTCGGTGATCTATAACGATAAGGAGGCACTTCATGAATCGATCCATGACTATATCCTCGAGCAGTGGGCTAAGTCCAATGGTGGTGTCGTCCGAACGAGTGGTGAGCTGATGCCAGCACATACTCATTCAGGGGCGACGGGGAAGCGTAAGAAGGTTACGTCGGAAGATATCCTTGAGCTTCAGACTCAATTTGACCTTCAGAAGATCGCACAGGAAGGTCGATATCTGCTCCTGGATCCTGTGATGTACAATAAGCTCCTGGGGAGTCTGAGTGCGGCTGACAAGCATGCGTTCTTTGCTACCGCCGATGCCCAGCGAGGTATCCTCGGTCAGCTCTACGGCTTCCACATCATGAAGCGAGCTAAGGTTCTGCGCCTCAAGGCTGATGCAGAGACTATTCTCTTCGATGGAGATGCCCACGAGGCTACAGAGCTTGGTGCTGGTCTCGCCTGGCAGGAGGGCTGTGTTTCACGTGCTATTGGCGAAACCAATATGTACTACGAAGAATCAAGCCCAGAGTACTACGGCGAAGTGATGTCCTTTGACCAGCGTGCAGGGGGCTCAGGTCGTCGATTCGATAAGAAGGGGGTGATGCTCCTCGTAGAGTCCGCAGAGTAGATCTAACCTAGATAGAGGATATGTTACCACGAATCAAAATCAATTATCTCTCTGGTCAGCTTGGCACGGTGGGGACTAGCCCTGATGGGCTGGTCGCCATCGTCGCTGGAGCGACAGCTGTCGCCTCAACCTTTGAGCTGGGGATCAGCTATAAGCTTCGTAAGCTCTCGGAGCTGACAGCCCTCGGTGTTACCGAGGAGAACAATCCTGCCCTTGTGCATTTCGTGCGAGACTTCTACCGCCAGGCGGAGGAGGGTACGGAGGTCGTTGTTTGTGGGGTTGATCCCGCAAAGACGATGACTGAGCTCCTTGCCAAAGAGGAGGGCGCAGTACGTAAGCTCATCGAGCGACATAGTGGGGCTCTCCGAGCGATCTTCCTCTCGAGCAGTGCGGGGGATAGCGAGGAGGCAACCGAAGGCTTATCCCCAGATGTCTATACCGCTCTCCCTGAGGCTCAGGTGCTCGCTGATTGGGCAACCTCAGAGCTGTATGCCCCCCTCTTCATCGTCATCGACGGTCGTGGCTACACGGGTAAGAACCTCAGAGACCTCTCCAAGCAGAGCTACAATCGAGTGGGTGTGCTTGTGGGAATCACTGAGAAGGAGGATAAGGGTGCTAGCCTCGGTATCCTTGCTGGGCGTATTGCTTCGATCCCCGTACAGCGTAATGCTGGGCGAGTGCGTGATGGTGCACTCAAGCCAGAGACCTTCTACCTCAATGGTAAGCCAATCGAGGAAGTGCAGAGTGAGATCATCGAACTCTACGAGAAGAGGTACATCACCTTTCGCCGATATGTCGGTCGCACAGGCTACTTCATCGCAGACGACAATCTAGCGACATCGCCTACCGATGACTATGCACAGATCGCCAATCGTCGAGTGATCGATAAGGCATACCGTCTGTGCTATGATAGTCTCCTTGACCTCATGCTCGATGAGCTGGAGCTCAACGAAGATGGCACGCTACAGGCTCCTATCATTAAGGCTTGGGAGCAGAAGGTGGAAGATGCCATCAACCGAAGCATGACAGCCTCGGGTGAGCTGTCGAGTGAAGACGGTGAAGGCTGTCGCTGTGTCATCGATCCCAAGCAGAATGTCGTAGCAACGAGTAAGATTGAGCTCACCCTGAAGGTGCGTCCTCATGGCTATGCTCGCTACATCGATGTTTCACTTGGATTCCTTGTGACAGCATCCGAAACAGATAAGAAGTAAGCGCTATGGTCAATACGAGAGAATATGAATGGGCGGACATCTCCCTCGTTGTCGCTGGTCGTGACATCAAGGGCTTCCGTGGAGTAAAGTACTCCGAGAAGCAAGAGAAGGAAGCCCTCTATGCCAAAGGGAACAAAGCCCACTGTATCCAGGCGGGTAATATCGCCTACGAAGGGGAGCTAACCCTGACACAGAGTGAATACGAAACGCTCCGCCTTGCTATGGGGGGGAGTATCCTATCAGGGTCGCTCTCTATGGTTGTTGCTTACGGCAACCCCAGCAAGGGGGATGTGATGGTCACCGACGCACTCTCTGGGTGCGAGTTCACCGAGGACAGCACGGAGTGGAAGCAGGGGGACAAGTTCCAAGAGAAGTCTCTGCCCTTCGTCTTCCTGTCGAAGAAGTCAGTCTAACAGCATTAGAATAAGATTAGAATGGTATTTACAGCAGAACAAATCCAGCAGTACAAGGACAAGTACAAGCAGGTCTATGAGATCACCGTCGAGGATAAGAGTTGCCTCGTGCGTAAGCCTAACCGCAAGGATCTCAGCTACGTCTCAACGCAGAAGGATCCCATCCGCATGAGCGAGGTGATGCTCAATCAGATCTGGCTGGAAGGAGATGAGGAAATCCGAACGGATGATGAGCTCTTCCTCGCTGTCGTCAAGAAGATCGACGAAATCAGTCAAGTCAAGGAAGCCGAGGTAAAAAAGCTCTAAGCGATGCCGAGGTAGATGTCGTGGGGATGGAGGGCTTCCTCTTCCTCTCGACGCTCCTCGAGTACTACCTCGGCATCGCTCCCGATGACCTCCCCGATGAGGTTTGGGCGTGGAAACTGCGCTACGTGAAGGATATCAGAGAACTAGAAGCCAAGGGTAATAAGGGATGAACAGCATCTTAAAGCTCCTTATCAAACTACAGAGTGACTCGGGCAATGTGATGACCGAGGCACGCAAGGTGATTACCCAGCTGGAGAGCATCCAGGAAAAAGCCAGCACGGTAGGGGCAAGTATTAAGCAAGCGTTCTCCCCATCTGCCCTCGGCAATTCTCTGATGTCCATCCCGGGGATGCAGTTCCTCACCAACCCCTATACCCTGCTAGCCTCGGGGATTGGAGCTATCTCGAAGATTGGAGCAGAGGCAGAGATGACTGCCACAGCTTTTACGACTCTGGTTGGAAATGAAGAGAGAGCAAAGTCCATCCTTGGCGATATCGGCAAGTTCGCTTCTGAGAGCCCATTTGGAAAGCTAGATCTCACTAGCAATGCTCAGCAGATGCTCTCTTTTGGTGTGTCGACAGACAAGGTGATGACCTACCTCAAACAACTCGGGGATATCTCGGGGGGAAGTAGAGAGAAGCTATCGTCACTGTCTCTCGTTATGGGGCAGGTGTCAGCTAGTGGCAAGATGATGGGGCAAGATCTCATGCAGTTCATTAATGCGGGGTTCAACCCGCTGAAGGAGTTGCAGAAGATGCATCCCGAGCTGACCTATGAGAAGCTCCAAGAGGCAATGAGCAAGGGGGCAATCTCCGCCGACATGGTCGCCTCAGCCATTGAGCATGCAACGGCAGAGGGGGGGCAGTTCCATGGTCTTATGGATGCCACTGCCCAAACCATCGGTGGGCGATGGTCAACGCTCATAGATAACCTCCAGGAGATGGCTATTCAGCTCTTCGAGCAGATACGCCCCTTCGTGTCGAGCTTCCTTGACCTCTTCAGTAAAGCTATCCCCTACGTATCAAAGGCGGTAAGCGGTTTCTTCTCGATCATCACAGGAGTTATCAACTTCGTCAAAAAATGGTGGATGGAGCTAGCCCTCGTAGGTAGCATCATCGGTATTGTCGCCATAGCTATTAATGCCAAAACGATCGCCCTTACAGCCTATGCAGGTGTGATGAGTATCGTCTCTATTGCTACGCAAGCATGGACTGCGATGCAGTGGCTACTCAATGTGGCTATGTCGGCAAACCCCATCGGTATCGTGATTGTCGCCGTAGCCGCTCTGACCGCTGGGATCATCTACCTGTGGAATAAGTTCGCCTCTTTCCGTGCCTTCCTAATGACCGCTTGGGACACCTTCAAGGAGCTCGGATCGATCATCAAGGACTATGTCGTCAATCGCATCAACGAGATGCTCGAGGGGCTAGGTAAGGTCGGGAAGGCACTCCAGCTACTCCTGTCGGGGGACTTCTCCGAGGCTTGGTCAACCTTTAAGGATGGGGTTGGGAATCTAGCGGGCAAGAACTCCGCAAAGACTGCTGTCCTACAGACCAAAGAGGTCATTGAGGGGGTCAAGGGTGACTGGCAACGCAATCTCGAAACAGAGCAAGCCAAGGATCTGAAGAAGCTCGATAAGAAGACTCAGATTGGGACTCCTGCCCTAAAGGGATCGGCATCCTCGGATAAGCTAGATCTCTCTGGCGATGGTAAGGGAAAAAAGGGAGGAAAGGGCAATAAGACAGCCGAGGCGATTGCCACTGGGGGATCTAGACCAACAACAATTAATATCTCAATAACGAAACTCATAGAGCGATTTGAGGTGACGATGATGGATCGAGCGGACACTCAGGAGATAGAGCGTGTCGTGCTCCAGGCACTGAATCGCTCCCTCGCCATTGCAACTAGCACAGATTAAAATGAAATACTTGAGTAGCATCCTCCTTGCCCTTGGGCTCCTGCTCCTGGTGGGCTGTGGAGTACGAGTGAAGACCGTAGAGGTAGAGCGTTTGAAGGTGGAGTACAAGGATCGTCTGAAGATGGTGCGAGATAGCATCTACCAGCATGACAGCATCTACATCGAGAGGCGTGGTGACACAGTCTATCAAGACCGATGGCATACCCGTTGGCGAGAGATGGTGCGTCACGATACGGCGTATATCGAACGCCGAGACTCAGTAAGCTATCCTGTTGTGGTGGAGGTCGAGAAACCTCGCTCCTGGTTACAGCGAGCCGAGATAAGCATTTACCGAATTGTGATCATCCTCCTCCTCGTCTTTGCTGGCTGGTATACCGTGCGCAGACTCCTATGGGTAAGACGACTATAAAGCATGGGCAGACGTGGTGGGATGTGGGGGTTGAACTCACTGGAGCGTGGGAGGCTGGAGTCGATCTGGCACTAGCTCTAGGAGCATCCATGACAGAGCCCCCTCCACGAACCATCGTGGCAACCCAGCAGACCTACAATAAGCCGATGGAGCGGTATTGCCATGCAGAGGGAGTGTCCCCTGCCACGCTTAATGATAACACTGGGATTCACTGGCAAATCTTCGCTTCGTCCTTCAATACAATCTTCCGCTAGACAGATATGGCTCGTACAGTACAGGATATTAAGAAGCAGATGACCGATGCCTTTATGGCAGACGGTACGCTTCGGGAGCGCTACGGATTCAAAGAAGGAGACACCTTCTCCTCCCGCTTCTCTGTGGTGAGCATCGAGAGCATCCTCTTCTTCATCGTTGCCTCGGCGCACTACGTCCTTGAGCGGATTTTTGATCAGTTCAAGGCAGACGTTATCAAGCAGATCAATAGCTCTGTTGTGGCTACGATACCTTGGTATCACCAGCAAGCGCTTAACTATCAGCATGGTGATAAGCTTCAGCTTGATGAGCAAACCCTGCAGTGGAAATATCCAACTGTGGATGAGAGTAAGAGGCTGGTTCGTTATGTTGCAGTCAAAGATCATGGAGGGAGTATACAGGTTCTTGTCAGTAAGGATAAGGATGGACTCCCTGAGCCTCTCACAGAGGACGAGCTTCGCTCATTCAAGGCATATATGACATCTATCAAGATTGCAGGTGTTGTGCTTGCCGTTCGATCACTTCCTGCAGACATCCTCTCGATCACGGCAAGCATACAGCTCGACCCCCTCGTCTATCTCCCCAGTGGGGTGCGCATCAGAGACGGCAAGCGCCCCGTGGAACTGGCTATCCGATCATACCTGCGAGAGATCACTTACGGCGGGGTCTTTAACAAGACCAAGCTGGTAGATGCCATTCAGCAAGTAGAGGGAGTCCTGGACGTAGACCTCGGGGAGTGTTCGGCGGAGCCCCATAGAGGAGTGCGACGTGTCATCCAGGGGAACAACTACTCGGCTCGCTCAGGGTGCTTCCTCGCCCCAACGCTCACCTCAACTCTATCCTATAACTACTGATGGACGCATATCGAGAGCTCCAGGAGCGACTCAAGAAGCTCGGAGGAAGGACACTCAGTCTCTACCAAGGTATCGTAGAGAGCGTCGAGGATGGTACATGCACCGTGATCATCGATGGCTTAGCCATACCTGATATACGCCTCAGGGCAACAACGACCGAGGATGATATGGAACTCCTAATCATACCTGCTGTAGGCTCTGGAGTCATCGTTGGTAGCCTCACTGGAGGCTTCGAGCAACTTGTCATCCTATCCATCGATCGAGCAGACCAAATCATCCTCAACGGAGGGCATCGTGGGGGGCTTGTGCTGGTGCACGAGCTGACTCAGCTGGTCAACTCCTTAGAGCGTGAGCTTAATGACCTTAAGGAGAGCCTGCTCGCCTGGATCCCAATACCTCAAGATGGCGGACTAAGTCTCAAGACAAAGCTAACTCCATGGGCTGGTCGTAAGCTGGTACTCACGCAGGTTCGTGATCTGGAGAATCCTAAAATTAAGCAATAGCATGTGGTACAACTTTGACGTGCAAAAGTTCGGGTGGCAGATGCTTCCCACTATCCTTCGAGGTGATGTGATGAGGAGTCTACTGAAGGTACTCCTGTTGCCACTGGTGTGGCTTTTCTCCCAATTCCGACTACTCCAAGCCGAAGTAAAGGAGCGACTGTCTTCTAGTGGACAGACTCGCTCTCTTATAGAGGCACTACGTCGAGCCTATAGGCTTAAGGAGGGAGATGTCTACATCATAGACTCTGAACATAAGCAACCACACCTCTACCTCAAAAAAGAAGAACAACGCCCTATGTACCTCCATCGGGTTGGAGACGGTGAGCGCACCTACCTCTACTATGAGGATGGTGGTCAGGTAGAACCAGACTTCTATATCTACATCCCAGACTTCCTGCAGACAGAAGAAGAGGGAATACTGAGGATCATTGAGCAATACAAACCCGCTGGTCGGAAATATAAGATCATATACTATCCTTATGAATAAGCTTCTAATCCACGAGGGGGGACAACCCCTCCATCTTGATGACCTAGAATTTCTCCAAGAAGTTGCTACCTCTCCTCTTCAGTCTCTCATTTCGTCCTGGGGAAATTGCATCCTTGGCGGATGCGAGATCACCTACGATAAGACCACATCCGTACACCATTGGAATGATGGGTTTATAGCCTACCAGGGGAGCGTCTATCGAGTCTCTGCAGGGACGATTGATCAGGTCGATCAAGCCGATACCTTCTACTGGCTGTTCTCCAGGACTGAGACCGCCTCCAAGGTGTTCGAGGACGGGGCGGAGCACAACACGCAGGTCGTCTATGTCGCCCAGCTTGCATCAATGAGGTTCGCCCCCGAAGCTGGTGATTATATCGCCGACAAAAACCTCCCTCGCCTGGGGGTGGACTTTGCCCGATCCCCTCGACTCAACTATAGCTATAATGGGATTGGCTCTGTTGTCAACTTCCAGGAACTCTCCCGCTATAGCGGTATTCTCACCCTGCGTTTTGAGCCTAAGGATGCTCTCCCAACCACAGGGAACTTTGGGACATTCCTCCTCTCTGGGATCAATAACATGGCGGGGCGCTACACCTTTGTAGACCCCAATATGCCCCCAACTGATATTGATGTGGTGAACGGCAAGCTCACTTGTCGGCAGAAGCTCGGGGAAGGGTTTAGCCGTTCTCATGCTACTCTGGAACATCGCACCTACATATCTATCCTCATTTCGTGGGATTACGAAGAGAACAATGGTGATGGGGCGGGCATCAATGACGACTCTGGTAAGATTCCTCCACGTGACGACTATGGCAGAGGGAATGGTCATGTCCCTCCTCGTCGTAGATAAGACCGAACGATATGGCAACTCTATATGATATCAGAGAGCGAGCAGAAGCTCTCTCCCAGAAGCTTGAAGCAGGGTCAATCACCCCTGAGGAGGTAGGTCAGCTGATTGTTGACCTGACGGACTACACTCAGGGGATGGAGCGAGACGGCTCTACCCTGGGCATTGGTAAGGTGTACCCGACACTCGAGGCAATGCAAGCTGATACAGCGCCTGTCGGCGATAATGGCAAGCCCCTGCGCCGAGGGAACCTCGTAGCCATCTATCAAGAGTCAACAGCTCAGACAGACCCCAACAGCGGGCTCGTCTGTATGTGGACGGGAGTACGATGGGTAGCTATCGCACGCATCGGGACAGCGATGCGCCACGAGTACACCTCCATTGAGAGTCGTGTTACCGAGCTTGAGCGAGGGCAAAAAAATGAGCTCAAACCGTCAATCGAGTCCCTTAAAACGGCACTCGAAGCCATTACGAAGGACGTTAAAAAGGCATTAGACCGCCTTGAGTTCACTGAAGGTGACCGAGAGAAGCTAGATAAGATCAACACGACGGGGAAGAAGTCGAGCTACCTAGGGGCTGATGGTAACTACCATATCCTCCCCGTGCAGAGCGTAGAGGTCAATGGGGTTACCATGTCCTCCGATGCTAATGGTAAGGTATCCATTACCACCCCGCAGGGTACGGTCAAGAGCTTTACGCTCAACGGGACGAAGCTCATGCCAGACGAGGATGGTGACCTGGGTCTTGGTCTTAAGCTCGCCACAGAGCTCCTAGATGGCAAGCGTGTCAAGGTGGCTCTGCTGACTGCCGATGGGCTTGAGCTCTCGAGTATAGAGCTTGCTCAAGGAGGGGCTTCGGGCGGAGGTGCTGGCTTCCTTAACATATCTAGAGAGGTGCCCCTATCAACGGGCTATTATTCCCTCTCCAGCGCTCTCACAGCCCTAAGGTCTCTTGCCCCTGATGCCTCACTTCGCTCTGGTATGATTATCACCTTCGAGAGTGCCGATGGGGTGTGGAGCGATTATCGCTATGTCGGCACGACGACCGATGACACCGCCTTCTTCTCCGCCCCCCTATGGCAGGAGTACGCTAAGGCTGTCACCGATGAGCACATCAAAGACCTCATCGCCAAAAGTGGTAAGGAGGTAGAGGTTGCCGAGAGCCTGGACGAGACCCATCGCCCCGTGGCAAGTGTGGCGGTAAAGCAGGCAATCGATGAGCTCCGAGATGCGACGCTCGACTCCGATGTGGAGAAGACGGACGATGGGAGCAAGGTGACGCTATCTCGCAACGGGAAGACCGTCGCCGAGTTCGTCGTTGCTGGGGGTGGTGGCGGAGGTCAGTCCTCCTCTACTAAGGCTGTCGTTACCGCACAGCTCTCCGCTGGGCGTATCAAGCTCGGCGACCAAGCCCGCCTGACCTATGGCTACACGCACTACTCCGACGGGGAGGTAGACGGCGTGCCAGCGACTATTGCGGTGACAGTCAAGCGAGGTGTCCAGACCTTGGCGACCCTTAGCCTTGGCGCTCTTGCCTCGGGCTCTACAGCTAGCCTAGACCTCTCTAAGTATCTCACGACAGCCGACACCTACAGCATCATGGTCTCGGCGAGGTACGAGGAGGAGGGTGTCGTCAAGGAGCGTAAGGCTCAAGCGCTGTTGTCAGTCGTTAATCTCTCAATCGACCTCTACAACCGCAATGAGATTGAGACCTACCTCTCCGCTGGTGGCTATAAGGATGGGGACACCGCCTCGATCATCCTCTCCGTACGAGGGGGAGCTCGGGAGGTAACCATGCTCATCGATGGCGATGAGGGGGGTAAGGAGGTGCGCCCACTTACAGGCGGAGGGAGCAGACAGACCTTCTCCCTCCCCGTCCGATCACTCTCGCCAGGGAGACACAGCGTCCAGTTCGTGGCGAGTGTGGATGGTCTCCTCTCCAATAGTATCTACCTCGATGTCCTCAAGTTTGGGGCAGACACCTCCTTCGTGGGACTCATCTTCTCACGCCCCGACGGGCATCTGGTCTCTGCAGGGGAGACCCCCGAAGTGCTGGCACATCAGTATGAGGAGGTCTCGTGGAGCTACATCGCTGTAAGCCGTCGAGCAGGAGGGGTGTCTCAGCTGACACTGACGACCCCCAGTGGCTCGACCGTGTTCTCTACCCCTCGTTCCTACCAGGAGCAATCGTCTCGCTTCACTGAGCAGGGGGTACTCGACTACAGCTATACGCTGGAGGATGCTACTAGGGTGTTCAAGGTCAAGGTTGTGCCTACGACGCAGGAGGGGCTCGGCATTAAGGAGGGGGCTGTTGTAGAGCTCCTCACTGCTGGGCGTAGCAACGTGGAGTCCGATCCGTCTGTCTGGCGGAGCGGTAAGACCTCCACCCGCTTTGTTGGGGTCGACTTCGTCAGCTCGGGATGGACGGGGGAAAGCCTCCGCCTGATCAACGGGGCTAAGGCGGAGATTGGCTACAAGCCCTTTGCCACCGATGCCAAGACTCGTGGGCTTACGCTCACCTTTGAGGCTCGTATGACCAACGTGCGCCGACCTGACGGGGCGGTTATCTCCTGTATCGATACAGGTGCCCAGGAGCTGGCGAGCTTCGCAGGGTTTGCCATATCGGCAAGCAGGGTTCAGATGCCAACAGGTGGTAAGCTTGAGTTCCGCACGGAGGATGGCGAGACCATCACCCGTGACCTTGGGCTAGAGATGTCATACGCTTATGGGGAGTATTACTCTCTGACACTTGTAGTGCATCCCGCCAGCGAGGAGCATACCATCCGCCTCTACATCAACGGAGTCCTCTCTAAAGCGGACACCTACCAGGATACTCTGTTCGCTCAGCGCACTCCCAGGGGGATACTCCTCGATAGTACCTCGGCGGATCTAGAGATTAGGCATGTGCGCATCTATGAGACCGCACTGACCGACGACGAGGTGCTCACCAACTATATCACCGATCGCCCTACGCTGATCGAGATGGAGGAGCTACGTGAGCGCAACGACCTGCTCAACCCCGACACGGGATCTATTAGCTACGACAAGCTTGTCAATCGGGGCAAGGCGGTACTCTCTATTGCGATGCCCGATGGTGGTATAGAGCGCCTCTGGGGTAAGTCTACGGATACTAAGACCGACTACACCTTCACCGAGCTCATCTTCCGCTCGCCTTATGGTAAGGCTTATGACCTGAGGGTTACCGATGGCGTTATTCGCCGTCAGGGAACCTCAACCTCTACCTACCCCATCAAGAACCTGCGTATCTACCTGCAGAAGTCCAAGACGACTAAGGTCTATCGGAACGTGGGCAAGGGGCAGGAAGACCAATGGGAAGAGGTCAGCACCCGCACGTACGTCATGCGAGAGGGGGCAAAGCCGATGAAGATCATCAACCTCAAGACGGACTACGCCGATAGCTCCCTGTGCTACAATACGGGGACTGCCATCCTGCTGAATGACTATCTCGTAGCCAAGAACCCGTCTCTGCGCAATGCAGGGCAACAGGCAGACCCTTCGGCTCGTATGGCTATTGATGGGATGCCTATCGATGTCTTCACGTCGGACACCCCCGAGGGGGAGAAGACCTACTGCGGGCAATTCCAGTTCAACAACGATAAGAGCAAGAGTGGCTACCTCTTCGGGCAGACTAAGACCGATGGGAGTGAGATTGCCCTGGAGTTCATCAACAACACAAACCCCGTAGCCAACTTCCACATCACGGCGAGCTCCGTCGAGGAGCAGTTAGGACGTACGGGTACAGATGGCTTTGATGCCTCTGTGGAGTTCCTCTTCCCCGAGATGGACTACACATGGAACGGGAAGACTCCCGATAAGACGGCTCCTGCCAATATCAAGCAGGCGGTCGTCCGTCTCTGGAAGTTCATTAAGGACTGTACCCCTACGGGCGTAGATCCCTCCTCGATGAGCGAGGTAGAGGTCAAGCAAGCCTTTCAGTCCCCCAAGTTCCGCAAGGAGGTTGCTCAGTACTTCGATGTCACAAACCTTACCATGTGGTGGGTGCTCACCGATTATCACATGAGCGTCGACCAGCGTGTGAAGAATACCTTCTATCGCACATGGGGGAACGGCATCTGGTGGCTCACCTACTACGATGGAGATACCGCCTTCGGGAAGCGTAATGATGCGTTCCTGGCTTACCTCTACAATATCAGTAGAGACACTCGTGATGCCCAGAGAAGCAAGTACGCCTTTGAGGGGCACAATAGCCGACTGTGGTGTCTTGTGCTGGCGAACCTCGAGGAGGAGATCAAGGCTTCAGCTAAGCTCCTGCGAGCAACGCTGACCAATAGCGTCTACCTCTCGGTGTTCAATCGGCAGATTATGGGTAACTGGTCAGAGCGCCAGTACAACAAGAGTGGTATCTATAAGTACATCCGCCCCACGTACACCGACTATAACGGAGGTGGGACGATGAACTACATCTTCGCCCTCAGCGGTACGATGTACGCCTACCGTAACCAGCTTATTGAGCGTCGCTTCTCGATGCTTGATGCAAAGTACCTGGTAGGTCAGTACGAGAGCGATGCCGTCACTGGCTATATCGGCAAGGGCGATAATGATACTATCATCAAGGCTACCGCCAGCGATGACTACTACTTTGCTTGGAAGACGCAGAATGGTAAGCTCACCGAGCATCAGAGCGTGCAGTCCTCGGGGGTTGCTGTCTTCAACTTCAGGGATGCGATGAGCCAGAATGACCCAGTGCGTCTGATTGGGGCGAGTCGTATGCGTAGACTCGACTTTGCAACCACCGCCCCCCACCTGCAGGGTGCTTGGAACCTCAACTCGGGTAAGAGCCTAGAGGAGATTGTGGCAACAACAGATAGCCCATCGCCTACCCAGTGGTATCCCCTACTGAGCAAGATCACGGGCTTGCGCCATATCGACCTGACGGGACAGCGAGGGGTCACAGGCACAGAGGATGAGCAAGCTCGCACGTTTGATGTCTCATCGCATACGGGGCTGGAGCAACTCAAGCTCGGTGGTACGTCCGTAAGAGCTGTCCGCATCGCAGAGGGTAGCCCGATTAGCCTTCTCGAACTCCCAGCAACGCTGAGCTACCTGCGACTAAGAGCCCTTCCTCGTCTCTCGCTGTCAGGACTTACGCTTGCAGATTGGAGCAAGGTGACTAGCCTCGAGCTTGCAGGATGCCCACTCATCGACTGGCGTGCTCTGCTGGATAGCTGTGTCGCCTTGGAGCGCCTGCGCATCGAGGGTGTAGACTTCGAGGATGATGGGTCACTGCTCAGGAAGCTCTCGGGCATCAAGGGCATCGACGCTAATGGATCGGCGGTGGATACCTGTGAGCTCGTCGGTAAGTGTCAGCTCTCTGTATATGTCGATGAGGAGACCATCAAGGCTTACCGACAGCATTTCCCCTCACTCGTCATCCGCCAGCCCGATTACACGATGATCGAGTTTGATGATAACGTCGCAGATCCTGCGAATATCTCTAACCTGGACAATCGGACAGGATATAAATATGGATCTCCCTATCAGCCCTCAGCTCATGTCGCAAAGATCCTCTCTGAGCGGTTTGGATGTGTCGGTAAGCAGGAGACAAAGGGGACGATGAAGATCTTCCGCCTCCACAATGACAACTGGTATAAGTTCGCTGACCATCTAGTGCAAAGCCTTGCGAGTGATAGTGTCCTTGATATGAGTCAGGGGGATGTATTCATCCATGAGCCTGAGTACTGGTACAAGGGTGTCAATGATGTGCTTCGGGGAAAGAAGTATGCCTGCTTTGCATCGGGAGAGCGCCCTAGCTCCCCGAAGGTAGATACAGTAACCTTTGATCAGCTGGAGGCTCTTGGGCAGAAGATGGCGGGGTATGCTGTACAGGTCGGACTCACCTCTCCAAGCTCTGCGCTTGTGCCGAATGAAGGTTATACAGCCTACAAGGTGCGAGTTAAGGGGTACAGGCGTGTACGTTTCCAGTCCGTACTCTCCATGGATGCTCGAGGGGCTTCATTCTTTACCGCTAATGACAAGCTACTATCAAGCGTCTCGGTGGAGACGGGTGCTAGTAACTTCGCCGATGGGATGTATCTCATTGCGGATGTCCCTGATTCTGCAGAGTGGCTATACTTCTGTGTCTACAATAAGGTACAGGATACAGACAGGGTGGTGGTTCTTTCAAATAGCGCTAAGATTGAAGATATGGAACCTCTTTGGGTGCATCACAAAGCTACCCTAGTTGGTGCATTCCGAGGGTCGCTGGTCGGTAGTAAGCTCGGATCTGCTGTACAGACAGGAGTTGATAACTCCCCGACGAAGGGATACTCCTATGAGGGACTTGCTCAATCGCTGGAGACTAGAGGGCTGAAGATTATGAGCTATGATCAGTATAAGAATATTGCCAATCTCGCTTTCCTGAAGTACGGAACAAGACTTGTTCAGAAAGTGACGGGATCGTTTGATGATGATGGGAGCTGGCGACATCTTAATGGTTACCTCATTCGAAGTGGAATACATGACAGCCAAAAGCGAGCAGATGGGTCGCAAGGGATTTATGCAGTCACTGGCGAAACTAAAACCTGGGTTCCTCAACCAAGACATGCTAAAGTCATGGGATATGAACGACTCAATGGGGGGTGGTATGAGCACTTGAGAGGAGCTAAGGCTGTTGAGGCTATACCTCAATTATCCCAAGCTTTTTCAGGACAGGCGCCTGCGGTACTTGATGTTATACATGATGATGGGGTTAGCTGTCGTGTAATGTCAGCCCGTATTCATAAAGAAACCCCTCTACGTCTATCATTCGGGTTGTACATGGATATCTTCCCTCTTACACCCTACCAATATGGTCGAGCTACATCTACTACTTTCTATGGTGGAACTACCCGTATCTGGGAAGGAGACAACCAACCGATACTGTTAGGAGAGAGATACTATGACAAGGGGATGATATGGCTAACGACGTATCCTGAAAGCAACTCCAATATCACATTCAGAGTCATGTTCGACGGCAAGATTGAGGAGGTGAGAGATCTGGAGGTATTTAAGGCATTACCCATAAACTACTAGGAGAATGGAATATAATCTCATCGAAGTACAGGAGGGGACAACAATCCCTCTCCTCGAGCAATTCAATCCGATTAAGAATCAGTGGTTGCTTCGCTGGGTAACTGCACCTACAGAGTATATCGAAGTACTCCTGGATGCAAAGCCCTCCCTGGAAGCTATTAAGGACGTTGTCCTCACCTGGCATAATCTTCAGGTCGATAAGGCGATCCTGTGTGGGTTCAAGTGGCGAGACATGCCCATCTGGCTTAATGCCGAGAACCAGCTGAACTACAAGGCGACCTTCGACCTCGTGATGCAGTTCCAGGGTGGGCGAGGAACGCTACCTGTAACCTTCAAGTTCGGGCATGACGGCGAGAGTGTATACCACGAGTTTACCTCCGTCGATGAGCTGGCGGACTTCTACCTCTCCTCAGTAGCCTATGTCAAGGACGTGCTATCCAAGGGCTGGGCGAAGAAGGACGCTATCGACTGGAGTATTTATGAGCAAGCATTGGCGACCTATGAAGGCTAAAGAGAAAGGCTGTGGAGCTATGGATGGATGGCTCTCCTGGATACGTCCTCCCCATCACGAGTTCTTCAAGACCGCTTGTATTCTCCACGATGAGCTCTACCTGCTTGGTGGATCTAAGGCAGACCGTTTGAAGGCGGATATACGCCTTTACCAAGACATGGTGCAACACTCCCTGCGCTACTTCCACGGGCGCAATGTCGGCTCTCAGGCGTGGTTCTTGTTCCTAGCCTACCTGTACTACAAGTGTGTCCGATTATTCGGTAGTAGCCAGTTCAACTACCACGACTAATGAAAGGGTGGGGTAAAGAAAAGCCCCCATCCTTTCATAAATAGAATCCTACCTCATATTTACAAACTACGCCAAGGCGTGTGGATGGGGGCTTTATAGCTCTCTTCCACGCCTTGGCGTACTTGTCATTTATGAGGTAGGAGCACAAAGATAACGATTAAACATCATAACAATGAGACCACCATTGACTTACTACGGAGGGAAGCAAACGATGCTTAAGCATATTCTTCCTCTCGTCCCCAAACATAAACTCTACACCGAAGCCTTCTGCGGAGGTGCGACCTTGCTCTTTGCGAAAGAGCCTGCTGAAGGCGAGGTGATCAATGATATTAACATGCACCTCGTGAACTTCTACAACACGCTACAGCTCGACTATGATGCTCTCAAGGCTAAGATCGATAGCACGCTTCATGCAAGAGACATGCACGCTCATGCAAGCCATATACTGGCTTATCCAGAGTTCTTCTCGCATGTTGATAGGGCTTGGGCTGTTTGGGCATTGTCGAAGATGAGCTTTGCGTCGATGCTTGATGGGACGTTCGGTTATGACTTCTCTGGAGGTGTAGCTAAGAAGGTGCGCAATGCTAAAGAGGAGTTCTGTCAGCACTTGGCGAATCGGCTGGAGCACGTGACCATTGAGAGTCGACACGCATTCGAGGTGATCGAGACCTATGACAGCCCTGAGACTTATCACTTCGTCGATCCACCTTACGTCAATTCAGATTGCGGACATTATGAGGGTGTCTTCGGAAACGATGACCTAGGTCATCTTCTTGACTTGCTGGCGCAAGTCAAGGGAATGTTCATGCTAACTATGTTCCCTCATGACCTCATTGCAAGCTATGCAGAACAGCACAACTGGACGATTCATCGTATCGAACGCTTCATATCTGCAAGCAAGACGAGCAGAAGGAAGCAAGAGGAATGGATGGTTTGTAACTATGAAGCGCCGAACAAGGAGCAACTACTATTCTGATAGTATTAGAGCCACATTCGAACGTCATCCGAATGTGGCTCTAAGCTTCCTTGGTAGATATGCTTTTTAGGCTCTAAGCATACGCTTCGTTTCTTCTCAGGAGCTTCAGCTTGGTACGCTTCGTTCCTTTCGTGCCTGACGCTTCGTTTTGCCGATTATAGATGGGTGCCAACTTCTCTATATATAATAAGGAGGGAGCGAGGCGGGCGCTATCGCTTGCGACGCTCGAAGAAGCGGCGGGCAAAGGCCCTGCCGACCCCCCGGCAGGGGGCGCAGCCCCCCGCGG